GGACTATGCTACAGGCTACGAGTACGAGAAAATGGAATCAGAGCCAACAGCCGAGAACCTTATGGGAAGCTGGGGCGCTTTTGCCAGCTGTATAGTATTTCATTAAATGAAGCTGGATATAGAGGGTCAGATGGCAATCACTGGATAGGTATTGGAATCGGTCAGTGGACGGGACCAAGGGCGGAGGAGCTTTTGAACTTTGCAAGAAGTCAAGGGAAATCACTTTGGGATTTTAACCTACAATTTCAATTCATGAACCAAGAGAGCAGGGCGGACACGTTTAGACAGGTAGCCAGTTCCACAGCCAGCGCCAGCACCAACGCAAGCGACTTTATGAACAATTGGGAGGGTGTAGCCTACAAAGAAGCCGAACGCATAGAGCAGGCAAACGCTTGGCTTTCAACCATTCAAGACGAGTTACAGAAAGGGTAAACAATGGCAGAAGCAACAGAAACGCTAAAAGCACTAAATGAAATCAAGACACGAGTTGGGACAAGCGTAGGAAACGGGCAATGTTACGGGCTAGTGGCTTTGTATTCTCAACTGTTAGGCGGTTGTGACATCGGAGGAGGTATCAACACCCCGAACCCCAACGGCAACGGCAGACAAGCCAGCGGAAGCGATACGCAGAGGGGAATGAGTGCCAGCAACATTGGGGGCGATTATGACTGGGAAGCCTTGGGCTGGAAAGTCCGCTTTGACCCTTCTTGGGCTGATTTACGGGTAGGTTGTATTGTCTGCTATATCCCAAGCGGAAACAACATCTGGGGGCATACGTCTGTTATTTCAGCAGTCAACGGCTCAAGCTATGACGTGATAGAGCAAAACTACGCTTGGAGCGGTTACACAACAGAACGAACAGGAATAGACACGATTGATAATATTGAAAGCATTATCTACCCTCCCGAAGTGGTAGCAGGTGGAGACATCGGAGAAATCACAGGAGACACGGGAGACAGACGGCTTGGAAACGGCGACTATTCAAAAACAGCTTTTGACGTGGAAGCCTTACTGATTGAGGTTGACGGATTTTTTGACTATCGCCCTAATGTTTATGAAATTCCGAACTTATTGAAAATAGCACATGACCAGATACAAGAGGGCTTACGCTCATACATGGGTAAAGACGACCTAGAAATAGAAGTACAACTATTAAATAGTGAGTTCACAGAGATAGAGCTGTATGACATATACGGTAACAGTTATGTGTATCAACCCCAATATTTACCTAGGACGATAGACGAAAACCACAAGTATAAAGTGGTAGTAAGTGGAAGCCTTGGCGATAGTAACCAAGTCCATATCAATTTTTTAGAGTATAACAACGCCAACAATGTAAGCTATGCAGATAAGAACATTCTGGACAGCTTGGAGAGTGGCGACTGGGCGGAACACAATCCAGAGCATTTTAAATACGGATTGAATGACGTGACAGGAAAGAGCATTGCAATCCTAAATGACACAGAAGCCAGCTACATTCAGAGCCATAAGAATCAAATGGAGCATACACAACTAACCTTTAAAGAGAATCGGGAAACGCTCAAGCAAAGTATAGACCTATCTAATAAACAGGTTGCAAACGCTAACTCACAAGCAAGTTATAATGCACAATATGCTGTAGACAGCGCTAACATCAATCAATGGACGGAGGGAGCTAGTGGTATCTTAAACGTGGCTGGAAATCTCTTAACAGGGAACTTTGGGGGCGCACTTGGTGGGCTTGCGTCAGGGGGTATGAAAGTCTTTAACGCTAACCGAGACTATAATAATAAAGTAGTTCAGCAAGGTTTCACAGATACAAATAACGCTTTAAACTCGCAATCAAACGCACTCGCAAACATGAAATCTAAGATAGCGCTTGACCAGTCTATCAGAGCTTACAACGCAAGCATGGCAGACCTACAGAACCAGCCTATCAGCGTGCAACAAATTGGGAATGACTTGGCTTTCCAATCAGGGAACAGGCTGACAGACGTATATTGGAAAGTCTCACTAGCTCAAAAGGAAATCATGGGACGGGCGAACGAGTACATCAAATGCTATGGGGTGCTTGTCAACTGGTTCACTAATAACGCTTTGAGTGTAATGAGGTCAAGAAAACGCTTTAATTATATCAAGATGATTAACTTAAACCTTGGAACACTAAGAGCCAATCAATCGCACATCAACGCACTACAAGCTATCTTCCAGTCTGGGGTCAGAATATGGAACTATTCAGCGAATAAAGAAGACGGCATTTTGTTTGATATTCAGAAAAACAACCCGAATTTTTAAAAGTATGATATAATAAAATTGAAAGGAGTGATTTTCTATCGAAGAGCAAGAAAAATGGTACAATCCGCAGAAAATGCTATCTTATAACCAGTATCTTAATTTTGTGATTGGTGGTCGTGGGATTGGTAAAACCTTTGCACTCAAGAAGTATCTTTTTAAAAGGTTCATTGAGAAAGGGGAGCAATTCATCTACCTAAGACGGAACAAATCAGAGCTTGACCGTATCGACAAAGACAAGTTTTTTACTACGGAGTTGCTTAAACAAGTCTTTACAAATTTTGAGGTAATAGACAGCGACGCTAGTAAAATCCATACTAAAATTATTTTCAGAGCGGACAACATGGAAGAGGAAGAAAATATTTTAGTTTTGTCTTCTACTAAGATTATTTTAAACGGGAAAATCGTTTGCTATCTCAAGAGCCTTTCTACTTGGGTTGACTTGAAAGGGTCAGAGTATGATGAGGTTATGAGTATCTTATACGATGAGGTATTGATAGACGTTACAAGTAAAAAGAGGTATCTTGATAACGAAGTGGAAGCGTTACTAAATTTCATCTTCTCAGTATTCAGAAGACGGGACGGGTGTCATGCTTATCTACTATCAAATGCAAGTAATTTCAACAATCCCTATTTTGCCTTTCTGAAATTCTACGATGACAACGGCAAGCGGTTCTATAATTTGAAACAGTATGCAACCCTGATAGAGTTTCCACCGCACTCAGCTTTCCAGACTGAGGAAGAAAAAGAAAGTGGATTCTTTAAGCTGTTAAGTAAGTCTAGTATTTATGAAAGTGTTGCTAATAACGAGTTCCAGATTAAAAACGATAAGAATATAGCTAAAATTAAAGGCTTGAAATCTAGGCTATATAGTTTCTATTGTGACGGTACTTTCTTAACAGGGTACTATATAGACAATATGGTTTATATCGCTAAAGGTTTTGACAAGAATTTGACGGCTTATTGTCTGGAAGTGGAGCAGGTGGAAGACGGGTTTGTTTACTTGAATAAGGCAAGCGCATTGGGTAAGACTTTACGGAGTTTATACTTAAAAAATATGTTTATTTATGAAGATTTAGAGACTAAAAACAAATTTATAGAGGTTATCAATCATGTTATATAATATTATGCTAGAAGTTGCTAAAGGCGACTATATTACAATTCTTTTTGCTTTGATTCTATTTGACTTTATCACAGGTTTTCTCAAGGCTTGGAAGTGGAAAGTTACGGACAGCTGGACAGGGTTAAAAGGAGTTATCAAACACACACTTACATTTATTTTTTACTATTTTGTGGTGGTATTCTTGACCTATATTCACGCTATGGCAGTCGGTCAGATTTTACTGGTTATCATTAACTTATACTATGCACTTTCAATTATGGAAAATCTCGCTGTTATGGGTGTATTTATTCCCAAGTTTATGACCGCACGAGTGCAAGAAGAGTTACAAAAATATACGGCGCAACTAGACGCAGGGAAAGACCTGCTGGAAGAATTTAAAGGAGAAAAGAAATAATGGCTAAGAAAAACGATTTATTTATTGACGTTTCAAGTCACAACGGTTACGATATAACAGATATCTTGGAACAGATGGGAACGACTAACACGATTGTTAAAATCTCAGAAAGTACGACCTATTTAAACCCTTGCTTGTCTGCTCAAGTGGAACAGTCTACACCTATTGGCTTTTATCACTTTGCACGTTTTGGTGGAAACGTAGCAGAAGCAGAAGCAGAAGCACGCTTTTTCCTTGACAACGTGCCTACACAAGTTAAATACCTTGTTTTGGACTACGAGGACGACCCAAGCGGAGACGCACAAGCCAACACTAACGCCTGTTTGCGTTTTATGCAGATGATTGCAGACGCTGGATATAATCCTATTTATTATAGTTATAAACCGTTCACGTTGGATAATGTGAACTATCAGCAGATTTTAGCACAGTTCCCTAATTCTCTATGGATTGCAGGCTATGGCTTAAACGATGGTACAGCTAACTTTGAATACTTCCCAAGCATGGACGGTATACGCTGGTGGCAATACTCAAGCAATCCGTTTGATAAAAATATAATCTTGTTAGACGATGAAGAAGACGACAAGCCAAAGACCGCTGGAACTTGGAAACAAGACTCTAAGGGGTGGTGGTTCAGACGCAATAACGGCAGTTTTCCCTATAATAAATGGGAAAAAATTGGAGGGTTTTGGTACTACTTCGATAGTAAAGGCTATTGCTTAACGAGTGAATGGCTCAAAGACAATGAAAAATGGTGCTACCTCAAGGACAACGGCGCAATGGCGACTGGTTGGGTGCTAGTCGGGTCAGAATGGTACTATATGGACGATTCAGGCGCTATGGTCACAGGCTGGGTCAAATACAAGAATAACTGGTATTATATGACGAATGAACGTGGTAACATGGTTTCTAATGAATTTATTAAATCTGGTAAAGGTTGGTATTTCATGAATGCAAACGGAGAGCTTGCAGACAATCCAAGCTTTACAAAAGAACCAGACGGACTTATCACAGTAGCATAAAAGAAAAGCTAGTAGAAAGTTTCTACTAGCTGTTTTTATATTCTGCTATAATTTTATAAGCGTCTTCGTCTGGGTTATCCAGAGCGATGGAGCAGATGGCAGACAGGACGCTGTTCATCTGGTTGTATTTATGTAAGTAGTGATTTTCTAGCTGTTTGTAATTGCTGATATGTTTTTCATATCCAGCCAAAGAAAAAGAGTGGTGCAAGTTGATAAGTTGCTAGGTCAGTCTCGCCTTGTCTAGCCCGTCAGGGTATGCTTTCATCATTTCTGAAAGCGTTTCTAAATAGCTTGTAAATGAATGTATAACCAGTTCATCAAGTGTAACCATGCCCCGAACGCTGGAAGCGGTTAGGCTTGCAATCTTTTGACCGTGCAACCTTAAACTGTTTTCAAATTGTAAGGCTATTTCTTGCACCTCTAAGCGTGTTTTGTCTTCCATAATATCAACCCCCTACATTCTCTAAATAAGCGACAAGGCGCAAAATAGAAGCCGTATTGCTTTCATTTTCTCGCTTTAACTTCGTAATGGTGCTTTGTTGTTGCTCAAGCTGTTTTTGTTGTTTGAAAATGGTATAGGTCAAGAATGACATAATCACTAGAAAGACCAAGATAGCAAGATTACAAGAAGCAAACCACCAGAACCAGAAACGACCTTTTTTGTTTAATTTGTTATATGAATTTTTCATAAGTTAGTACCTCAATTTATATAATTCTCTTTCTACTGATAAATAAGTAACCTCTAAATAACCTCTATAAGCTGTAGACCCGTCTGGTTGATAGTGTTGTTCTACATCGTATAAATTATAATAGTGAGGTTCAAAACCCTCTATATCGTCCAGTATAGGCTTTAAGCGACTAATAGCATAATCTAATGAAATAATCGGAAAGCCGTCAAAATAATATTGCTTGACAACCTTTCTAACCCTTTCTATTTCAGTTGGAAAAATCTTGTCTAAATCGTTCATTTAATAACCGTCCCTTCCTTGTACATAGCGTTCAAAAGCTGATTTTAAGCAATAATGAGCATATTTTGAGTATTTCAAATTTTTCACTTCCTCAAATATTATAAGAGTGTTTAAGCGCTCATTTTTAAAATAGTTCTCATGGACTTCTTTATATCCACGATTTCTATATAGTTCTTTTTCGTCTTCCAGCTGTTCATCTGGAAACTTATCTATACATTGTATTT